GTCATACATTATTACTGTAGCGCCAGCGGTAGTGTCTAACGTTATAATTGCACCTGCTACAATGTTACTTCCATTTGTGCCGTCTGCGTCTGTTTCCGCTAATGCTGTTACTAAATATGGTACTAGACTCATGATATTATCGATCCTAAAATTGTGCCTGTTGCGATATATGTTATCACAAAGCCGTTTAAATTAATTGCAGCGCCAGGGCCGCCGCCGCTTGTTAACGCATCTTCTCCGGCTTGCCCTAAATTGCCACCGCGACCACCTATGACTTCTTCGCCTAACGTTGTTACTGCTATTCCACCATTGCCGCCGGTCGTGTTTGTACCGTCTTGCGCTTGTGTGTCTGGAAATTCTTTATTTTCGTTTATCGTACCGATCCCACCTAGACCATTAGTAAAACCACCACCGCCGCCGCCTTGCGCGATTGCACCTCTAAACGTTTGCTCACCACCACCACCACCGCCGCCGCCTATAGTGCCTAAATTATTAAGCCTTATATTGTTTTCTAAAAACAGCGCTGGCCCGCCATCTTCGCCGATTGCTGTTCTAGCGCTCCCACCTTTACCTACGATAAAATTATAATTTATGATCATTGGATCAACTGTTAATTCAGGCCAGGCGCCGGTACGTATTGCATATTTTGTATTATCTGATGATCCACAAACCGCGCCTACCTCAATTATAAAGCGTATATCGTAATCAGCTAAAACAGTAGTGCCAAAAGTGCCTTCATAATATTCGCGCAATGTTTGCGGGTTGCCCGTTTCAGGATTTATTAGCTGATCGTTTTCGCCCGATATATAAACTAATCTAACGTTCGGCTCCTCAATATCTTCATCACCGTCAACCGGCGGACCGTAGGTATGTTCTAGTGCTGTGTATTTAAACACTTGCTGTTTTGTATCTTCATTCGCTGTGATTATCTGATACACCCGAAAATCTGGCTGTAAAGTAACATCATTTAATATTAAATCACTTACCACCCTAACCGCGTCACCCGTCCAAACTTCGCTATCTTTGGGATCTAATTCATAATCCAACTGGAAAGGTGGGTTAGAAAATCGGCGGCCTATTAATGATCCCGCTAACACCGCCGCGCTTTTATTGCCTGATCCTATCATTCGGCTATATATTGTTTTGTATGCCCTTACTCCGCCGTTATCAATCACCGCTTGTGTATCTTCTCTGACGTACACTTGACGAAAATTGCTTGCTTCTTCCAAGTCTTTTACAGGATTTCGTATATCAAAATAAATAACAACGGTTGTTATCTGCAGATCTTTTCTGTCTGTTGCAACCGTTTTACCTTTAAGCAAATTTGCCTGGTATGTCAGCACTTGACCTGTGTTTTGTGGCGCTTCTTGCGCTTTTAGTTGAATTTGGTTTGATCGCGTATCGTAATAATAATAATGCGGCGCTGAATCTCCAATTTCTTTTAGTAAATTTCTTATACCTGTTGGTTTTGTAACGAACACTTCATAAACATTCGGAAACGCCGCCGCGCTTGTTGCGTCCCAAATTGGTTTGTTTATATAGCTTGTTGGTACATTCGCGCCAACTGTTAAGAAGTGGTAACCAATATTTGATATTGTTTCATCGTTAAGCCATAAACAAAGCTGTATTTTATCATCAATACTATGATCCTGTGCGAGTGTTCCTCGCTGGGCCCTTGTTATATTTAACGTGTTCCCTGTTCTAGTAGAACATAACATAACTTCGTCATTTGATATTATGTAAAAATTACTAGACGGATATTCAAGATCGCCAATACCAGCCGGTGCAAGCGTAATTGTTGCTTGCGTGCTGTTTGCCGCGAGTGCTAAAACACCACGTGATTCTATCGGCAATTGAGCCTTGTCATTATTAGTCAACATTAACGGATCGCTTAGTGAAAAGCTTACGCCATCGGCGCCCCAATTCATATTTTCGATTATATAATCGCGTCTTGTGAAATTATCTAATTGATATTCACCATTAACAATATATCCGGAAAAATGGCTGGCCCTTTGATACCTGTAATTTCTGTTTTTAGCTGTCCATGCGGCCCAATATCGAACCGGATTTAAAAGAGTGCCGTTTGTTGTGTAATCTTCAAACTCGCCTATCTTGGCTTGTGCTGTTGCTCTTATTCCTATTCCGCCTTTTATGTCTATCTTTACTGGTGACATTGAAAAGCTTTTTAATACTGGTACACCGTCAAAACTAGATATTATCGATCCATAGTCGTAATCATAAAATCTAGTGATAACTGAATTAACTTCAATTTCTAAATATTGGAACGGTAATTTGCTAAATTTTTTCTTTTCGTTGGAATACGACACTAAGCGATCCCTCTAGCGCTAAATGAAACACTTCTTAAATTGCGCGTTCCTGAGTATGGCGCGCTTATATTTCCATCCACAATAGCCATTGAAACATCATTTGGGTATTCTAATAAATTCCACGCAATAACAAACGGCCTAATTGTTGCTGAATCAATAAACGCGGGCATGTATTCCCTATACCAACTATCCGGCAAATTATCCCACGAAAATGATCCGTTAAGCTGAACACTTCTTTTGGATCTGCCTACAAAATTTCCTGATTCCGTCCAAGCATCGTAAAAACGATATTGTTTATTTTGATCCATAGGATTATGGCCACTAAAAAACGGCCTGGCCATTTGTAAAGCTATGCCCGCCGCGATCCATCCTATTGAATAATTAAGCCCTGTTGCGCCACTAATTAAAATTCTAACCTTTCTAGCGGGTATAGTTGACGGTAAATGAAACATTATTGCGTTGTTTGTTTCAGTTAATTTAGCCGCTGTAAATGATATTGATGGATTGCTTAAATCAGTGCTATACAATGCTGATACTGTAGCGCCTTTCAAATTATGGGCCGCTATACAAATAGTATCAATATTTTGATTGCTTGCTAGTTCAACATCAATATATACGGATGTTACAAGTGTAAATTGCCATGACTGAAACGTGTTAGGCAGTAAGGCATACATCGGATTTGTTCCACTTGATGATGTAGCTGAACCAAGACTTAATATATTGTTGTACAAAATACGCGCGTGATTTAATGCAAACGGCGGCGCTGATGGATCTAGCGGGTTAGCTGGTATGATCACAGGCGGATCAATAGGTGTGACAGGTGTCGGCGTAGGGGATATTCCGTCCGACTTTGTAACTATTGCATTAGGTAACTGTAAAACAGCCATTTTATTAACTCGGCACTGGTATTGCTGGTATTGCTTCCGGTGTTAGTGCTACCGGCGTATTAAGCGTTGAACCTGTTTGAGTTGGTACAATAACCGGCGTTTCTTCTTCTGGTATGTCAATGGGTGTAATAGGCATGATGTGATCCTTTTTATTAGTTGGTTTATTGTATCGACACTTTACGCAATAGGCAAAATTAACCGCCTATTGGCGTAGCTCCGTTCATAACTTCAAAATTAAACATATCAACAATGCCACCGCCCGCCGCTGTCACTCTAACATCTACTTGTTGCGTTTGTTGGCCACCTCCGCCGCTGTCGCCGCTTGTTGTTCTAACTGCAGGCAAACCACCCGCAAAGGTATTTGCGCTTGCGCCCTTGCCTACATTAGCCGCTTGCACTAATCCGGTAGCGGCGATCAGCCCCGCGTTTATTGATCCATAAGTACCAATTGCGGAGGCGGCTGGTGGCCCTGCAATTGGCCCTAATTCCGCAAGCGCTCTTGTTTGTGCCACTAGTGTATTTTGTGCGTTTTGAGCAAGAGACAAACCCTTGTTAATCGCTATAGCCGCAATAGCCGCAACTTTTGACTTCCCAGCAAATTGATCAAGCAAGCCGACCGCCAAACTTAGCGCGCTTCGTTTCATTGACGTAATTGTGTTTTGTGTCGCTTGTTCTAGTGCTAGTATTTTGTTCTGTTTATCTTGTTCAATACTTAATAGGTCTGCAGTATGTTGCTGAACTCTTGCTTTTTCTAGCGCATCGGCTTCGGCTTTGGCTTCTTCGCTCGTCATTGCAAATAATTTGATTGCTTCAATATCTGCTAAAAACGCTTCGGCCTTTAATTGTTGTTCTGTTTTTAATGACTCTCTAAGCGCGTTTACCTTCTCATTTAATAGATCGCGCTCTTGCTGTGTCATGCCCACTGAACCGCCCGCGCTTTCTCCGCCGGTAGCCGCAAGAGCAATAGCTGTTGACGCTTCTTCGGCTTTTTTCACAAATTCGTCTAATACTGTAGATGGTAAAGGCTTTGCTAGTGTATCTTTCATTTCTTGAACAGCAAATTTTAAATTTTGCCCTGAAAGCTTCCCTAAATCTTCCATTGTTTTAGTAGCAGATAATGAAAACTTTTCAATTAAAGGTATACCGATATTGCCGAATATATTCATCCCTTGAATTATTTTGTTAACTCCACTAATACCAAGGTTAACAAACTGCTCAATTCCTACGCTCATAATCCTTAATGATTCGTGAATACCTTTTGCTAGTGCGTGAATACCTATTTTCAAGCCGATAAACACAATATCAATACCGCGCAAAGCATCCGCTAAAAAACCGACCGTTGTCATTGCTCCACTAAAAGCTTCATTAACCGCATCACCAAACCCTTTTGATTCTCTTGCTGAATCAAGAAACCCGTTCGCCATAGCTTCAAGTATTGGTGAAACCTTAACCGCGACTTTGTTTACAATACCTTCTAGTACTTGCTGACCTTTAAACATTGCATCGTTTGCTTGCTCCACTTTTGCTGTATCTAGCCGCGAAAGTGATACGCCTAGGTTTTCAAGCTCTTGAACTGTGCCATCCAACCCGTCATTTTTTAGTTGCTCAAGCATTTTAAGCATTCGCACACCATCACGCCCAAATAGATCCATTGCTATTGACGCGCGCATGCTGGCGTTTTCCATACCGCCCAAAGATTGCGATATTTTAACCAATTGCTCATCAGCGGAAAGATTAATCATTTCCTTCGCATTAATACCTATTTCTTCTAGCGCTTTACCGGCTAAACCGCCTTTCCTGGCCACTTCTCCAATACGTCTTTGCATCCGCTCAAGGTTGACGCCTAATTGCGAGGCGCTCGTTCCTGTTAGCGTTGCTACATGCTGAAGCGCTTGTAATCTTTCTTGCTGTATTTTAAGTGCGTCCGATGTTTTAGCTAACGCATCAAGCGTTTTCATTTGTGTTTTTACCATTGCCGTAGCAACGGCGGCGGCGGCTGTGGCGCCAACTGCGGCCCATTTTGCAAAGTTAAGCGATGAAGCACCTACTTTTTTAGCTGTAGATCCTACCCGCCTTCCGACCTTATCCATCCCTCTATTAAAACCCGAAAGATCCGTTTGTACTTTAACTGTGATCCCACCAATTGCGCCTAGTGACATTAAATAAAATCTCCGCTTTCTCTCATTTCCAGTAATTCTTCAACTGTTTCTTTGCTCATTCCGCTATACGTCACCGGTTCTTGCTTGGCTTGTAGATAAACGTAAACTTCTGAAGGCGTCATTTCCCAAAAACAAGAAGGCGCGCACCCGTTACGAATGCAACTTGCATATAATGATTCCCAAGTTTCAGGCTTTACTTCTTCGCCTTGCGCTTGGGTTTTTTCTTTGGGCTTTCTTCGTCCTCGGTATGATCCGGCAAAAATAACTTAAGAAGCTGACCGATTGCCGTACCTATAGCAATCTGATCTTGCCCGTCAAACAACTCTGAATACAGTTGATCAAAGTTAACATTTGCACCGGCGCGCTTTAACATAAACTCGAAAAACTCCGCCATTTGGCCCATTGGCGGTATTACACCGTCAATAGTGGCTTTGTTAATTTTCATTGCTAAAGTTAACGGGTGCATACCAATTGTTTTTTCTAAATCAACGGCTAAACGTGTTGTTACTCTAAGCGAATAATCAACACCCAGGTATTTAAATTGTATCTCTGAATTGCCAAAATTAAATGACATGGTTTATGTTCCTGCTGTAAATGTAACTTCACCACTAGATGCCATGCTTGATTCGAAAGTTGTTGCTTCTTTGTATGGCATTGCATTGCTTAATGATCCCAAAAAGAAATCACCGGTTAACGTTGACCCTTCTGGATATGTTATAACGCAAGCATACAATTGACTTTCGTTTGATATAGCCGAAAGCAATAAATTAAGATTTTCAACAATACCACTATAACCTAGTTCAAGGTTTTTATTGCCCACTTCAGCTAATAACGTAGTCCAACCGCCTGAAGTGTCGTTAGTTGTATCAACCGCTTCATTGTTAATTGAAATGTTTTTTTCTTGAATAGCGATGTTACCTACACCGCCTATTGTTAATAATGCCTTGCGGCCTGTGAAACCTATTCCAGCGCTCATTTTCATATACCTTCTAGTTGGTTTGTATAATTACTCTAAAACGTTGCACGCCATGAAGCGTGATCCCGTCCGGATCTCTCAATATAGTACTAAATTCCTGGTGTATCTCTATCAAATTATAATTAGTTAAAATAAGTTCAGCGTAATGTAAAGAATCATAAATTGATTTTTGTATGTTTGCTATTATAGCCCGATCTCGTTTATCTGACCAACTATGAATATTGATCACACCATCAAACCCAAGAGTACAAGCGTTATCAAAGCTATCCAAACTGTTTTCATATAGCACTATGTACGGGTAATTATCTAATCTTTCCGGTACGTGCGTGAATATTGCGGGCTGTGATAAATATGTTGTAAGCTGGCCAACCAACAAACCGTTACTTTTAAGTGCTGATAAAATAGCAATATCTAGTTGCGTTTGTTCGCTCATTATTTTTTACTTCTTTTTTTAATGATCATATCGGCGGCCCTACTTATATTCCTATTCATATTGTCTTTATTGCGCCTTAGTGCTGGCTCCAACCAAGGACGCTCGCCCATTTGCGAAGTACCAAATTCAAGAAATGGTGCGTATTCAAGGTTTGAACCTACAAGCGCATATAAGCCTATCCTGTTAGGCTCAACCGCAATACTTGATACTAACTTGCCTGTGTCGGTGTTCGGCGCGCTTTTTTCCTCTGCGGCTGTGTGTGTATAAGTTCCGCCGCCTTGCCTTGAACGCTGTACAAGTTTTCCGCCTGATTTACTTTGAATTGATTTTATTGCATCGTTTCTTATTTCATTAGCCGTTATTATAACGCCGTCCATAATGGCATTTTGCATATCTGCGCCAAGCGAAAGAAGCTTTTTCTTTAATTTTTCACTCCCTACAACTTCCATTTTCACTGTGAAACCCCTCTTTCACCCTTCACTATTAAAAATAGATCTGCTTCATCAATATTGTTTATGTGGCGGATTTGGTACTCATTATCTCTATAAACAATGCGCATTGTTTCGTCAATGTTCGATCTGAATCTTATAGTAAAATCACTGTACGCTGTTGCACCTAATTGATCGGCGTGCAACATTTCCGATCCGCTTGCGTTTTTAATTCTTGACCATACATCAGCGACAATCTCCCAGGTAGTATTAAAACCGCCGCTTTCTGTTGGTGTTTCCACTGGATTTTCAATAGTGATTTTTCTGTTTAAATCACTTGGTTTTATATCGCAACATTTCATTAGAAAGAAAGCCCGCCCATAACCGCATAGCCGCGTAATATTTCCGCTGCTCCGCTATCTTTTACCGATGATGCAATGTTACACCCGCCCGCGTGCGCATGAATAAAGCCCGCTACAATTGCGATTGATTGCCTTACCGCTTCCGGCACATCTTTAAATGTTTCACCATATCCAGCCGTATACATTACTTCTAGCGCTGGATGTTCGATGGATGTTGAATACATCAGTGTTTTTAATTCTATCGAAAATGGCTTTCCTGGTAATATTCTATAATCACTTGTTTCTAGTGTTTCGCCGTTGATCTTAACCGATGCAATGCTTAATAAATTCGCATAGGGTAATTCAAAACAATACGACTTACTTGCGCCCATTACGCCGCCTACCGATGATTGAATATCAAAAGAAGGCAATCGGTTGTAAGTTAGTGTGTATTGTCTTGGTAGCAATTCAAGCTTTAAGAAGTCGCGCACTAAGCTTGTAGCTGTTAACAAAGCCGGTTGCACCTTTGGATCATCACTATCTAGGCGCGCCCAATCTGTTAACTCTTGCGCTGAAACAGGGCATTTCAACGGATCATTAGTGGCAATATTATACATTTTACTTAGCCTTTTTCTGTGGCGCTTTTTTTGTTTCTTTCGGCTTAATTGTTTTTATCTCTGCAATAATGCCTTTCTTTAATCGTTCTTTCGTTTGCTCATTGCTCGGTAATTCTACTTGATCGCCTTTTGCGCCAAGTAAAGAAGTGATTAATACCGTGTAATTTTTCATGTTTTTAATCTCTATAAATATAGTTTGTTTAGTGTATCGCTTTAATGCTCTAGTATCAAACAACAAAAAAGGGCCGTTAAGCCCTTTTATTATTATTGCGTTTCTAGGTTATTACGCCGCTACTGCGAAAGAACCTTTGCAAAATGCTTTTGGTAATGGAATAGCTAGTGTATAGCGTTCTTCAGCTAATACCGCAATACCATTTTGTACAAATAGCTCCGAATGTGATTCCGAAACACGTACGGAAACATCTTCACGGTCGTACAAGGTTGCACCCATTTGCCAATCACCAGTAAGGAAAGTTCCTTCTGGCATGGCATTTGAAACGACCACCGGTATACGCCAAACTGTTTGAGTTGCTGTATCACTAGGCGTTGATACCATTAGATAATGGCCATCTGTTGCCTTGGCTGTTTCTAGCGTTTGCCAATCAACCGGATTCAACACTAGCCCGTTCATATTGTAATACTCTTGAACCTGGCACGCTGTAACTGCTGAACGAATGTGATCAATCATAGCCGCCGGTAATTCATCTGCAGTAGTTCCGCTGGCTATTTCGCCTACATCACCAATATCGCCATCAACCAAAATACCGTCAATGTTTTGACCTGTTCCATCACCTAGCAATATTTGATCATCTGATTCAAGATCTAAACCATAAACCAAACGGCCATTTATTAAACCTTGTAACATTGGCGCATCTGTTAATACCTGTCGTGAAGCTGGTATCCAGTGTGCAATCGTTCTGACTGCTTTTGTTATTAGCTCATAAGTGATATTTGATTTGCCTTTGGTGGCAAGTTCAGCGCTTTGCGGGCTAGCGTTGTTCGTAAATACGTTTTCACGCATAAACTCTACCGATCCGGTTGAAGTCGGAACTGAACGAATCAAATCACGAATACGCATCGGGCGCGTAGGGTTTTGGTATACAGTAGGATCGCGATCTGGACGTACTAACGCGCCCGCGCTAGCGGCTAAAGAAGTAATATCTTTCTTATGTAGCGTTACACTTGGAACACTTCTTGCGCCGTTTGCTTGTGCGTCTAGGTAGTTTTTAGACTCGACAAACGCTTGACCTAAAGACGCCTTAACAATCAAATTTGCTTTGTCGTACTTCTGCGCCTTGATTTGCATTTCTTTTAGCTCATTATCAAGCTTGACGAACATTTCTTTCAATTCGCCATGATCAGCAACTTGTTTTTCAAGGGCGCTTTTCGTTTCGGCTGTGGTAGCGCCTAGCTCTTTTGCTTCAACTTTTGCTTCATCTTGGAATTTTTTAATGTTTTCCGCTGAAGTGTTAAATAATGCAACTAATTCTTTGATTTCCATTTTGGAAACTCCTTTAAAATTTAATTAACGGGCCGATTGCCCTAATTTTTCAATAGCTTTTGCAAGCTTTTCTATTTCTTGCGGCTGATCGTTACAAGTGCTTTTCGGCGGCTTGCCCGTTAACAGTGCTTTTAATTCTCCAAGCTTAAAGTATAGCTCTTCTATTTCTTCAAGTGATAATTTTTCACCTGATAAAATTTGGTCTGATATGCTTTTTACACTAAGTATACGTGCCGCTGAATTTGCTGGAAAATCTACTGGCCCATACTCGAAAAGCTTAATTTCTTGTATGTGTCTAATACCGTTATCAATTGAACTTTTGTTTTCAGGTATAACAAATTGAATAGATTGCTCTGTCAATATGCCATCTTTGGCAAGCTTCAGCGTTTCCTCTCCGTTTTCTGTATCGGATATATAAGACTTAGTAACAAGCCCTTTTTCATCTTCATACATTTCAATGGGTTTGCCGATTAATATGCTGTGATTTCGCATTACCTTAATCTGGCTTTTGCGCTCCGCAATGGTTTTTTTAAACGCGCCTTTGTTTATTACATCGTTAACCTGATCAAGATCCCACGTTGCCGCGTATCCTGTGATCTCTCGCTTCTGTGTGTCAACGTCCGCTCTGAACTCGGTTGTTTTATGTAATGGCATGTTTATTTATTCCTTTGTGTGTATGGCTATTTTAGCACCTGTTTGACTTTCAACGCAAATCAAAGAGAATACCCGACCGCGCAACGACAATTTATAATTTCTTCAGCACTACCTGAAGGATCACCAGCGTACATTAATAAGTCTGAACCAATAGCAAAAGGCTGATCAATATCTACAGTTTGACCGTTTGCCAAATCGTGTGTTTCTCTTGTTCGCTCACTTCCTGAAGAAAGCCATTCTTTTTTAAGTGGTAATCGCGTACTTTTAGCCGCTAATTGATTACTGGCTCCGCTGGCGTTGTGTGATTCCGTTCGGCTTATTACTCTACCTCTCAACCTTGAAAGTTGGCCGCCGCCTTGTGATATTCTCGACTGCAGTAGTTTGCCGGTTTGAATTTCGCTTAAACCTTGTTCTACACTGTCCGCTATTGCTTGCCTTGTAATACTAATTGTTTGCTTTTCAGTAACACCGGCGATCATAGTCACCTTTAAAGCGGCTTCGGATTTTATCCACGTTTGACGCGCTAAATTATATTGCGGTGTTTCTGGTATGGCGTCCTTTTTCATTTCGGCGTCTATACTGCTTTTTGCAATGGCGTTTAATAATCTTCTACCGAAAGTGTTAAACCCTTCGGCGTAAAGCCTTATTAATACATCACTTAACCGGCGCTTGTGGATGATTACCGCATCTTTATCACCTCTCGCAATAGAGCGCATTGCTCTTGCTATTTCACGCCTAAACAGGTTTTCATACTTTCTAGCCAGTGAAAGCATCATTCGTTCTTGTAGTGCTTGCTCTCGCTGTGGTGTTAAACCTGTTATTGTTCTAGCCACCGTAGCCGACCGCCTTTAAAAGTCTTTTTACTTCATCGGTTGTTTCTTCGTTATCATTTGGATCATCTTCCGCCGGTAAATCTTCATCATTAAATCCTAACTCTAAACGCTGGTTAATTGCTTGAAGTGATAAACCTAGGCGCCAAAACCGTTCTGCATTTGTTAGTTTACTATCGAGTGATTCTTGTAATGCTGACACATTAGACAGATCATATTCCATAAAAATGTCCGGCCCAAATTCACGCGCCAACTGATGATCTAACTGACACTTCAATAAACGTAATTGAGGTATAATCGTTTGCTCCCACAATTGTTTATTCATTGCGGCGGCATTTGCTAAATTCAAATCTTCCGTCATTCCCAAAGTACCCAACGGCGTACCAAAACAAGCCGCTATTTCTACCCATACCGCACGCCTTGAATTGGTAAAGTCCATTTCTACCGCTGTACGTGAAAGTTGGTTAATCTTTCCGCTTGACACTAACGGCGCTCTATCATTGGCATGATTTCTGGAGCGCTCTTTTAATTTGTCCTGTATTGCTTCTATTTGGTCTGTTTGCGTGCCTTCTGGCACTTCTATGTGAATATCCGACAAGCTTCTATTCTGCAAACTGGACTTTTGCCAATCTCCCGATTCGCGATCTATATCCGTAGCTCTGCCCGCCGCCATTAATACCGGTTGCCCAAAATAGGGATCTTTCGGATTTGGTAATTTTAATTGAATCATATCATCCGGATCAATATCTCGCTTTTTGCCGTTGTCGTAATGATACATACCAACTAGTCGATCAGTGCCGCCCGTTATTCTCACATATTCAGAATTTAATACAGAAATAGAAATTGTTTCTTTATTGGCGCCCCCTTTCAATTCTGGCATAAATGCGGAACCCGAAAGATCTAACATTTGGCTTGCGCTATACATTAATTCGTACCACGACTGATCTTGATTTGGTTTTACTAAAAGGATGTTCAAAGGATGTGTTGGTGGTAGTCTTTCAAGCTTACCATCTATGTTTTTTCTAGCCGCGTACCAGGGGACTGAAGCTATTAATTTAGCTCTTTTCTCTACACAAGCATACACAATGGCGCTTGCGTTATATCCTTCTTGAATGGCTGTTTCGGTTGACCATTGATGTTTGTTTTTAAATAAATTCCACTTCGGTTGCGCCTGGGAAAGTGTCATAGATTTTAAAGCATACGTTAACTGACCTTCTATGCTCGGTAAATTTGCTTTTATCTTTGTTTTAAATGGCCACATTTGGCGCCCCTTTTAAGCTGTAACTGTAATTATAGCAATTAAGTTTACTAACAAGCAAAAACAAAACTTTTGTTTGTTGTGTAGTGTTCGCATGAATATCTTAATGAATCAATAAAGTGGTTAAAATCATCAACCAGTTTATTAAGTTGCTTATTGTTTTTATCAATCGCCCAGCAATAATTATTAAATTCGTTCATAAACTCGATTAAATGCGCGTTAACTACAATTTCAAATTCTAAAAGGAAATCTAAACCGGCGTTTATTGATCCGGCCCCTTTCATAGCTCCGCGTATATTAACACCTTTGGTTTTTAAGTAATCAATACTTTTAGGCTCTGAACTATCCGCTGTTGTAATGTGCCTGTGCGCTAACAATCGCTTTATTCCTTCAGCAATTGCGGCGTTGCTTAATCCTTTTTCGTAAAAACCATCATAAACATAAAGTTTTTTATTAGCCATATCGATATATGTTTGATTGAATGCGCTTGGATCATTTGTATAACCAAAATCAAGCCCTTGAACAAGATCTAGATCGCTTACTTCTTCCGGCCTTATCAACCTATGATCAATATTATTAAAGATTAAACCTTCTGCGGTTCCCCAATTGCCAAGCGCATATATTTGATAATATCTAGGATTTGATTTTTTCTTATTTTCCATAACCATCTTATACTGATCATCTATAAACTGATTATCTAGATAAGTTGTCTTTAAGGTGAAAACATCTTTAATAGGATCATCAAAAAACAATTTCTTAATCCAATGTTGTTCACTAATTGGATTAAATGTCAGTGTTATTTGTTTTATGTATTTTGTTACGCCACGCAAACGCAAATCTATTTGATCAAAATCTTCCTGTGTAAACTCTGTCGCTTCTTCTAACCAAATAGACGTTACGCCCTCAATTGATTTTAGTTTTTCAACATCATCAAGGCCGCTCATTATTATTTGGCTACCATTGACCTTGTATGTAAATGTTTTATCAGTAGTGTTTATATCAAACTGGTTTAATATTCCCCAGCGTGAAATAATGTTTTTAACGAGTGTAAAAACGGATCTTTTTAGTGTCCTATCCACTTTCCGCATAACCAAGAAGGTATGTTTGCAATCTGATTCTTTTAAAATTCTGTATAGTATTTTACGCGCTACAATATGCGATTTGCCTGATCCCGCCCCGCCCCATAGCACTTCGTACCTACATTGATTTGTGAATAATGGCACAAACGCCTGCGAAGTCTTTTTAACGTGCTTCCTGAATTGTGCGAGGTTTACCACTCATTTGAACCATCATCAATAACGACTTCAGAGTGAACAAGCTCTTGCTTATCAGACCATCCAAAGTTTTTAAGCGCGAATATTGGCCCCGCTGGATTGTTCCCATGCAAGCGAATTTCGTATACATTCTCAATCATTAACTTTGACCGATTAACGACAAACTCAAAACCCTCTTTTTTTGCGTAATCGTGTATTGATTGCCTAGAACAAAATCCCAAATGTAAAGCAAGCCCCGTAATAGTCAAAGGCTCCTTATTTTCTTTACATAACGCCGTGTATTCTTCAGCTAATTGCAAAAATTCTTCTGGTGTATTTATTATCTGCGCTAAACCGCCCATTAACAAACCCCTACTTCAAGCTGAACTTCTATACAATCGTTTCGCGTGCTTGTTTGATAGTTTATATCAAATACTTCAACACCTTCGGATACACCAGTAATCACCCAACTAATGATCGATCCTTCTATTGTTAGCGCTGACTCCGTAGTAAAGCTATTTGAATTTACTATTGTAGCGCCCGCAACCGCTTGACCGTCTAACCAGCGAGCAAGATCAACACTATAACGATCAGACTTGCCGACCTTTAAAGGCTTTTCCCATTTGATCATGCTGGGAAATTAACCGTTAAGGCGCTTATTGTTGACGTTCCGCCG